GTAATGATTAAGTTAATAGATTTATTAAATGAAGGTGTTTTTGATAAAGGAATATTGAAAGCAGTCTTTCTTGCTGGTGGTCCAGGAAGTGGAAAGACATATGCAGCAAGAGGTTTGTTTGGTTTACCTAAGAAAATAAATCTATCATACACTGGTTTAAAAATGGTTAATTATGATTCAGAATTTGAAAAAGCACTAAATAAGTTTGGTTTTGGAACTGAGTTAGATGCTATGCCAGACGAAGTGTTTGCAGATTTAACGGGGTTTGATAAGAAGACAGACCAACCAGTTAAAGGTGTTCATAGTGGATTACGAAATTACACAAAAGAATTGACAAAAGAAAGACAAAGACTATACGAGAACGGAAGACTCGGTATGATTATAGATGGTACTGGTGATGATTATGCAAAAATAGCAGACAATAAATCAAGACTTGAATCAATTGGATATGATTGTTATATGGTTTTTATAAATACTTCTATGGAAATAGCATTGGATAGAAATAATAAAAGAAAAAGAGTCTTACCAAAAAAGTTAGTTACAGATTCTTGGCACGCATGTCAAAAAAATATTGGAAGATTCCAAGGATTGTTTAAAGGTAATATTGTCGTAGTTGATAATTCAAAGCATTTAGAAGAAGATGATGCAAAAAAGAAATTTGATTCCTTAGCAAAAACCTATATTGATAAGTTTGTAAAGAAACCAACAAAGAATCCAAAGGGAAAGAATTGGATTAGACACCAAAAAATACTTAAGAAGAGGAAGTAGTTATGTTAATAAATTTTGATGAAATAATAGAAGTAGTATTACACCACGAGGGTGGATATGTAAATGACCCAAAAGACCCAGGTGGCGAAACAAATTTTGGAGTAGCAAAAAGGTCACATCCAGATGTGGACATAAAAAATTTAACCAAAGAAGGTGCAATAGAAATCTATAAGGAACACTATTGGGATAGAAATAAAGTAGAATCTCTTTCAGAAGACCTAAGACATATTTATTTTGATATGTGTGTAAATCAAGGTAGAGGAAGAGCAGTAAAGATATTACAGAAAGCAGCAAATGCCAAAGGGGCAAATCTAAAAGTAGATGGTGGAATGGGGCCAATGACAATAGCAGCTATGGATGGGGTTGAGTTACAAAGAGTTAGAGCATATAGAGTTAAGTACTATGCAGATTTGGTGACTCGTAAACCAGATTTAGAAAAATTTTACTTTGGGTGGTTCAGAAGAGCTCTTGAAGTTTAAAAAAACACTTGACATATATAGGCAAAATGTCGTATATTTACATAGATAGATTGGGAAATCACAACCATTATGAGTATAAACAAGTTAACAGAAAGTTTAGTTAAAGACATTCTCAAACAAGAGAATGAAGACACTAAACTATTAGCGTTTAATAAGCTTGACGAATTAAAATTAACAAAAAATAATGTAGTAGTAGTATACCCAGGAAGATTTCAACCTTTTCATAAAGGACATTACCATTCATACTCACAACTCGTTAGTAAATTTGGTAAGAATAATGTTTATATCGCAACATCAGATAAAACTGAAGTAGGTAGGTCACCACTAAAATTTAAAGAGAAGAAAGTTATTATGACAACTATGTTTGGTGTACCATCATCTCAAATAGTTCAAGTAAAGAATCCATATGCACCATCCGAGGTATTAAAAAAATATGACGAAGATTCTACGGTATTAGTCGTAGCAGTAGGACAGAAAGATAGTAGTAGGTTACTTGGTGGTAAGTATTATCAAAGTTTTAAAGGAGAGAAAGATTTTGATACATATGAAAATCAAGGATATGTTATAATAGCATCACCACTACAATTAAAAATTAACGGAAAGTTAATTTCTGGAACAATAGTAAGACAATTATTAGGAAAAGAATTGGACGATAAAGTTAGACAAAATATGTTTAAAACTTTATTTGGTAAGTATGATAAAAGAATTGATAGTATTTTGAGAAAGAAATTTGAAAGAAAGTTAAGTTTCTTTCCAAAAAAAATTGGTAAAACTGATGGTGAAAAAAGAATTTTAAATGATAAGTTGATTGATGTATTTATGAATGAGTCAAGTCAAGGTCTTACAGCAACAGACGACGGGCCAACCTTTATGTACCCAAGTCATAATACATTTATGGCATCTGCAAAAAGAAGAGCAGAAAGAATTGGATATCAATTAGTAGATTTTGTATTAGGAAGAGAAGATTTCTATGACCATCCGATATATGTTGATGCAGTTAGTTTCTTTCCAGCAGGTAAAGCAGGTGTATTAACACCTATTAATAGAGCAGATTATAAAGGAACACAAGCATACTCTACTTGGAAAAAACACATATCAAAAATAGCAACTCAAGCTGGATATGAGTTATTAGCATTTAATAAAAAAGAAGAAGATGAGTCTAAAACAAATGTAGAACCAAGTAGTGACATTACCAAAGTAGAAGAAAGATATGGGATAGTAAAAGATTTATTACCTTACTTACCAAACAACACAAAACACAAGGAGTTATTATTAATGGGTGGAGCATATGGACACCTTTCACATCCCTTTGATGACAAAGATATGACATTTGGGGATATGAAACAATTAGTAGATTTAGCATTACAAGGTAAACTTGAATATGTCAGAGAAAAAACTGATGGTCAAAATATAATGGTAAGTTGGAAAGATGGTAAACTCAGAGCAGCAAGAAACAAAGGGCATATAAAAAATGCTGGAAAGAATAGTTTAACGGCATCTGGAATAAAAAATATGTTTGCAGGTAGGGGTGATATAGAAGACGCATTCTTTTTTGCTATGAAAGATTTAGGAAAAGCAATTGGTAAATTAAATAAAAAACAAAGAGACAAGATATTTGGACAAGGTACTAAGTTCATGTCACTTGAAGTAATGTACCCTAAAACAACAAATGTAATACCATATGGATTGTCTATGTTATATTTTCATGGTGTAAAAGAATATAATGACAATGGTGAAGTAATTGGAGACGACAGAAGTGCAGCAACAAAACTTTCTGGGATGATAAAACAGATAAATCAAAGTGTACAAAAAACATATACTATCTCTGATATACCAGTAACTAAATTACCTAAAGTAAAAGATTATTCAAAGAGAAAAGGATATTACTTTAAAAAAGTAAACTCACTAAAAAATGAATTTAGTCTAAATGATAGTGATGTTGTTTCGTTATATCACCAACAATGGTGGATGGAGTATGTTTTAAATGGTGCTAACTCATCTGATTTTCCACATATAACAAATGATGTTATGGTCAACTTAGTTAAGAGATGGGCATTTTTTGACAAGTCATATAAAATACCACAGATGAAAAAAGAATTAAAAGAACATCCAAAGTTTTTAGAGTGGGTATTATCTACTGATAAACAAGACCACACTAAATTGTATAAAAAGAATATGGAACCATTTGAAAGATTATTTCTTGAATTGGGTGCGGAAATTATGAAGAACATGACCAACTTTTTATCTGCAAATCCATCTAAGTCAACAAAGATTATGATAAAAGATTTAAATAGTTTGATAAATAAAATAAATTCATCAGACGATGTTAATGTAATAAATAAGTTAAAAACACAACTTGATAGACTAAATAGTATCGGTGGTTTTGATGCTATCGTTCCAAGTGAAGGAATAACATTTGTATTTAAAAAGAATTTATACAAATTTACTGGAACTTTTGCACCTATTAACCAAATCATGGGACTATTTAGATATACAAGATAGGAGAAAATGATGCCACATTCAATGGAAACAAGAAAGAAGATTTCCGAAGCTACATCTAAAGCGATGAAAAAAAAGTGGCAAGATTCTGAGTTTAGAAAGAAAAATGTAACATCAAGAAAAGGAAGAGTAGTAACTCAAGAAACGAGAGAAAAAATTTCCAACTCTTTGAGAGGTAAACCAAAGTCTGAAAAACACAGAACGGCACTTAAAATGGCTTGGAAGAAAAGAAAAAAACAATATAGTTTATATCACGAGGAATAAAGGTTATGTCAACACAACATGAAGAAAAGGCTTTACAGTCAATACTTAGGGGTGAAACTCCTGAGAAGAGGGTAATTGTAGGTTATCAAAGCGATAAGAAAGTAGAAAGTAAGGATGGTAAGACCATAGAGTCACCATTAACAAAAATAATGCAAGAGGCGAGAATGCCTTGGTTTTGCCCAGAATGTAAGGGTATAATGAAAAAGAAAGCAGATGACAGATACTGGTCACGACATAAAATGTGTTTAGAGTGTTGGTCAAAAAAAGAAACTAAAATGAAAATAGATGGTACATGGGATGCATATGAAAAAGAACAAGATGAACTTTATAGGCGTTCTTATGTGAAAGAATTGCAAGCAGAATTGAAAGGTTATATTGATATGGTTTCAAAAGACCAAGATATTGCACAAGAGAGTGGTGACTTAGAAAGATGGGGAATGCAAGACCCAACCGAAATTGTTGAATCTCTAACTAAAGAGATTGTTAATATTGACAAATACCTAAATAATGAAATTACTTGGGAAGAGTTGAGTGATGGACAATAAATTAAAACTATTAATCCAAAAAGAATATAAGAAATGTGCAGTTGACCCTATACATTTTTTGATGAAGTATTGTCAGATACAACACCCAGTAAGGGGAAAAGTACCATTTCATTTATATGAGTTTCAAAAACAATCAATACGAGAATTAAAGGATAATAGATATAATGTCATTCTAAAAGCAAGGCAGATGGGAATATCAACATTGACTGCTGGGTATTCATTGTGGATGATGTTATTTCAAGAAGACAGAAACATTCTTGTTATTGCAACTAAACAAGATGTAGCAAAAAATCTTGTTACCAAAGTAAGAGTCATGCATGATAACTTACCAAGTTGGTTAAAAGGAAAGTGTCTTGAAGATAATAGATTATCTTTAAAGTTTTCTAATGGTTCTCAGATAAAAGCAGTAAGTAGTAGTGGAGACGCAGGTCGTTCAGAAGCACTATCTCTGTTGATACTTGATGAAGCAGCATTTATTAAAGATGTTGACTCAATATGGGCATCAGCACAATCTACACTATCAACTGGTGGAAGTGCAATAGTTCTTTCTACACCCAATGGTGTCGGAAACTTTTATCACAAGACTTGGGTTGGAGCTATAGAAGGAGCCAATGAGTTTAATCCAATAAAATTACATTGGGACTTACATCCAGAAAGAGAACAATCTTGGAGAGATGAACAAGACCAACTATTAGGCCCTAAACACGCAGCTCAAGAATGTGATTGTGATTTTATTACTTCGGGTAATACGGTTGTTGATGGTACAATAATTCAATGGTATGAACAAACTCATGTAAAAGAACCGATAGAGAAAAAAGGATTTGATGGGAACTTTTGGGTTTGGGGATATCCAGATTACTCAAGAGACTATATGATATGTGCAGATGTTGCAAGAGGAGATGGAAAAGATTTTTCGGCATTTCATGTAATAGATGTAGAATCAATGGAACAAGTTGCAGAATATAGAGGAATGGTTGGTACGAAAGATTATGGAAATATGTTAGTAAATGTAGCAACTGAATACAATGACGCACTATTAATTATTGAAAATGCTAATGTTGGGTGGGCAGCGATACAACCAGCAATAGATAGAATGTATAAGAATTTATATTATTCATCAAAAGATTTAACAATCGTAGACCCACAAGTTCAGTTATCCCAAGGGTTTGATTTAAAAGGAAAAGATAAACTGGTACCAGGTTTTTCAACAACTGCAAAAACACGACCAATGATTATATCAAAACTGGAAAGTTACTTTAGAGAAAAATCGCCAGTAATACATTCACAAAGATTGTTAGACGAACTATTTGTTTTTATTTGGAATGGTTCAAGAGCAGAAGCAGCAAACGGATACAATGATGACCTTACAATGGCATTTTGTATTGGGATGTGGGTACGAGATACAGCACTAAGATTAAGACAAGAGGGTATGGAAATGACTAAGTTAGCACTTGGTGGTATTGGAAGTAACTCAAGTTTTGGTCAAGGGTATAGTGTAAATAATTCATTTGGAGATAGAAATCCTTGGCAAATGAAAGTCGGTTCGGACGATGAGAACCTTGAGTGGTTATTAGATAAGAATTAAATGAGTTCTTTGTAATGTATCTCACTATTTATATATACAAGATTTTAGGTTAACTTAAGAGGGAATTTATGGCAGACACAACACTATTTGGTCGTCTTCGTAGACTATTTTCATCCAACATAATCGTCAGAAATGTTGGTGGTAATCGTTTGAAAATAGCAGATACAGACAGAATCCAATCAAGTGGTAATTTAGAAACTAACTACCTTGCCGCAAGATATGCCGGAATGCATACACCAAATAGCGTTGGTGGTTATAGACAAAATCCAGTTTATAATGCAGGAAGACTTGAGTTGTTTGCTGATTATGAAGCAATGGAACAAGACCCTATCTTAGCATCAGCACTTGACATATACTCGGATGAATCTACAATGAAAAATGAAAGTGGTGACCTCCTTGATATTAGGTCTGATAATGAACAAGTTCGTGAAGTCTTACATAACTTATTTTATGATGTTATTAATATAGAATTTAATCTCTGGCCATGGATTCGTAGTATGAATAAATATGGTGATTTCTTTTTAAAATTAGATATCGCAGAAAAGTATGGTGTTGTAGGTGTAGAACCAATGTCAGCATATTCAGTTTCAAGAGAAGAGGGGGTTGACCCAAACAATCCACATGAAGTTACATTTAATGTAGATGATGGTAGTAAAGCAACTTCTTATGGTAAGAATGACCAAACTTTAAAGAATTACGAAGTAGCACACTTCAGAATGTTAACTGATTCTAACTTTTTACCTTATGGTAAATCAATGATAGAAGCAGCAAGAAAGATTTGGAAACAATTAACTCTTATGGAAGATGCTATGTTAATACATCGTATCATGAGAGCACCAGAAAAGAGAATATTCAAGATTGATATTGGTAATATTCCACCAGCAGAAGTTGATAACTATATGCAACAACTGATAAACAAAATGAAGAAAACTCCATACATTGACCAAAATTCTGGAGAGTATAATTTAAAATTTAATATGATGAATATGATGGAAGATTTTTATTTACCAGTTCGTGGTGGTGATAGTGGTACACAGATAGAATCACTTAGTGGTATGGAATATAACGCAATTGATGATGTTGAATACCTAAGAAATAAAATGATGTCTGCTCTTAGAATCCCAAAAGCATTTTTAGGGTATGATGAAGGTATTGAAGGTAAAGCAACATTAGCACAAGAAGATGTTCGTTTCGCAAGAACTATAGAAAGAATACAAAGAATTGTTTTATCTGAATTAACTAAGATTGCAATTGTCCATTTATATACACAAGGTTTTGATAAAGAAGACTTGGTAGGGTTTGAATTGAATTTAACTAATCCAAGTATTGTATATGAACAAGAGAAAGTAGCACTTTGGAGTGAAAAGATAAACTTAGCAGAATCAATGAAACAAACAAAGTTAATTTCTGAAGACTGGATATATAAAAACATATTTAATATGACTAAAGACCAAGTAGATGATGAACGAGCATCTGTTATAGAAGACATTAAACAGAACTTTAGAAAAGAACAAATAGAAACAGAGGGTAATGACCCAGCTGTTACTAAAGAATCTTTTGGAACACCACACGATTTAGCGTCAATGCATCAAAAGGGTGATAGTGAAATGCCAGAAGGTGGATGGCCAGGTGGTGGAAGACCAAAAGAAGGAACAAAATATTCTACTGATGGACATCCAAGAGGTAGAGACCCCATTGGAAAGAAAGCATTAGATAAAACCTTTGACATTGATACGTCAATAAAACACACATATAAGAACAATTCACCATTAACAAAAGAAAATATACTAAATACCGTATTAAATTCATTACCAAATAACAAAAAAATACTAATTGAAAAAACAGAAAAAGAAAAAACACTAAGAAAAGATGATAAAGAATTTGATTTAATGAACGAAGATAAAGTTATTTTGTCAGATAAAGACATGAAATTGAAGTAACTTTATATTTATATATGAATTAACCTAAAAACTTGTAGATACGGAAACGGTATGAAGTATAAAAAACATTCAAAGGTCAAAAACACAGGCCTTATATTTGAGTTGCTAACGAGACAAATTGTTGCAGACTCACTAAATAACACAAATTCACACGCAGTGAATATCCTCAAAAAATACTTTAAAAAGGGAACTGAACTTTTTAAAGAATATCAAATTTATCAATGCTTTTTAAACCAAAAGTACAATGATGAAAAGAAAGCAGATAAATTAATTGATTTGGTATTAGAACAAGTCGGTTCTGTAAATGAAAAACTTGTAAAACAAGAAAAATATAGTCTTGTTAAAGAAGTCATGGAAAATTATGACCTAAAAGAGTTTTCTTCTGGAAGAATTACTAACTATAAAGTCCAAGCAAGTATCTATAAGTTGATGGAATATTATAGAAATAGTCAAAATGTAGAACCAAGTGAAGTGGTAGACTCAAGATTTACAGTCATAGAGCATTTAACATCTGGTAAAACAAAGAAAAGTAGAGATAGTGAAATTAAAAAATTGGTTGAACAACAAGATAAAGATGTTCGTTACCTAACTATTAAAAATCTATTAGAAAAATTCAATGATAAATACTCTTCTCTTGATGATAAACAGAGAAAATTACTTAGCACATATATTTACAATGTAACAAATACTAATTCTTTATCTGAATATGTGTATAATGAGTTTTCTTCTATCAAAAAAGATATGAATAAGTTAGTAAAAAAAGTAAATGATGATGTTACTATTATAAAATTAAAAGAAGTCATCAAGCAAATCCCATCCAAAACACAGACAAAATCTATGGTTAGAGATAAACAAGTGGCAAGTCTTCTTAGACACTATGAATTAGTAAAAGAACTGAAAAACTTATAATGGATAAGTTAAAATATATAGTAAAAGAACTTGTTAAACGAAATTTGAAAGAAGCAAATGTTACTGCTAATCTTGATGGTGGAGAGGGGCCTCCCAAAACACCTTATGCATTTTCAAAGAACAAGAAAGAAGATGATAAGAAAAAGATAAAACACGCAGAAAAAGTGTACGGATATACTAAAGCAAAAAGGGACAACAGAATTTATAAAAAGTTTGGAGCATAACATGAATAAAAATTTATTAGTTGACTTTATACCATTCCAAATTTCACCAGAAATGATTAATGAATCTATGGCGAATAACAATGGTAAACTCATTGTAAAAGGTGTGCTTCAAAGAGCAGAAGCAAAGAATCAAAATGGTCGTATTTATCCAAAAGAAATTTTGATGCGAGAGTCAAAAAAATACATGGATTCTTTTATAAAAGAAAGTAGAGCATTAGGTGAATTAGACCACCCAGATAGTTCGGTTGTAAACCTACAGAATGTATCTCACAATGTTTTAGGTATGGATTGGGATGGAGATGACTTAGTCGGAGAAGTTGAAGTACTTTCAACTCCATCTGGAAACATTTTAAAAGAACTATTTCAATCTGGGATAAAGTTAGGAATTAGTTCTCGTGGTCTTGGTAGTGTAAAAGAAAAAGGTGATGTAAATGAAGTACAAGATGACTTTGAATTGATTGCATTTGACTTCGTATCTAACCCATCTACACATGGTGCATTTTTAAGACCAATGAATGAGGGTGTTGGTTCAACTAAAAACGACCCAATCTCAAATATAAATCGTATTATAACAGAAATTCTTACTGAGCGTTAAGATGGATAAGTTAATGGATTTAATTCCCGATAAAACAAAAGTTGAAATGGGAAAATTATATTCAAATCCATACCATCGTGTCTTTAAAACAATGGAAGAACAAGATGATTCTGGTATTGTTGGGGATGATGAAGAGCAAGCTGAACTATTTGGTTATCATACTAAACATTATGATGTTTGTCCAAGTGCAGTTAAAGCAGTAAACATCTTAAAGAAAGCAAGAATGACATCAGAGAGTAAGGATATACTGATGCAATTAGTAAAAATACAAGATAGTTTCTTTGAGATTGAAAAAACCACTATTGAAAACAATAAAATTGATAAAGATAATCTAAAAGGGATGATAAAAAGACTAAATGAAATACATCATAGAGTAGGGATGTTATCAGCAAGATTTAAAAGTGACTTAAGAAAACATTTTGTGTACACAACTGGACACATATTTAGGGTATTACCACTATATGAAAATTAAAGTTGAAAAATTAAGACAGATTGTCAAAGAAGAAGTCAAGTATGTAAAAAATATGAAGTCACTTACTATGATTAATGAAGAAATTACAGATGGTGATTTAGCAATGTTAAGACAAATCATACGATTTGAGTTAGCAGCAGTTTTTTATGACCTATATCGGAGAAAGAACGCATGGGCGAAATAGACATACTCAAAAAAATTATAAAGGAAGAGGTAAAGAAATCACTTTTAAACGAGGGACTCGGTGATAGAATGTCCAAAAAGATTAGTAAACATAAAGGGACACGAAATAGAGACGATATGAAAAAGGTTTATAAACTTCTTAGAAAGTATGGTAACTCTAAAAAAGATTCCAGAGAAATGATGATTAGGAATTATGATTATGTCACCAAGACATACAGAAGTGCAAGTCCAAAAAAGAAAGCAGAAATATTATCGTCTTTGTCAGCAACAGATAAACCAAAGAAATTAAAACTTAAATTAAAAGGTAGAGGTGTTTATCAAGATTTTGATGGTCTGGATGAAAACTTGTATTACGATGAAGATAAATTATTAAAGTTGGTTGACAAAGATAAGTTTTTAAAGTATATGGTAAAGTCTAAGTATAGAAATAACCCAAAGGCAAATGACTTGAAAGATATGTTTGATACTTATATAAGTGGTGACAAAGATATGGAAAAAAAATATAGGAAAATGAGATGAAAAAACTAAAAGAAATGTTACATGAGATTAGATTCAGAGATGCAAATAACAACATTATGAGATTAGGGGATATTACAAAAGAATATCAAGATAAATTCTTAACATCTCCAGGTGCAAAACATGGTGAACCTATTGAAGAAGCAGCACCACTACCTGCAGAAGTGAAAAGATATATGGAAAAATTTACTGATTCTTTAAAAGGAGCAGGTTTGAATCGTATGAAACAAGCAGCAGTGATAGCAGGTGTTGTTGATGCACTTGGTATTGACCCAAAAGAACTTATGCAATTGATACAAAGAGTTAAAAGAGGAATGTAATGTCCAATTCTACTTACAAAAAGATGATGTTTGAAGACCTTGAAGTAAATGAAGAACTTGGTAAGTTAGGAAAAGAACAACATTTAGGTTGGTTATCTCGTCAACACAAAAAGTATGAAGATGAAATCAAAAGATACATCAAGGCTCTTAATAGTAAAGGTGAAAAAAAGATGGCAATAGAGTTAATGAAACTTTACAAGAGACATCTTATAGAATTTAAGATTGGTTTAGAAAAGATATATAAATAATGGGTAAGTTTGACGAAATAATAATAGAAGATGGACATACTGATGTCGCATCTGCACTAAGAAAAGTGAAAACTTCTGCAGAAGATTTAAAGGATTTATATTCTAAACTTAAAGATATGGATGCAGAAGACTCTTTACCGAGTTGGTGGATGGACAAAATCACATTGTCAGCAGATTACTTGAATAAATCTCGTGATTACTTATTAAATCCAACCAATTCTGTAAACGAAGATTTTGATGCAGTTCCTGCTAAGTTCAGTAACCCAGAAGCTAAACAACATTTAGATGTTGATGTTAAAAAGATGTCATTGGTATTAGGAAAAGCATCACAGCAAGTGATAAAAATTATGATGGACGGAGTGAAAAGTAAAAAATATGATGCTTTAGATATTGTAAGAGGAATTGAAACTGGTGAGTGGAACAGAACACACGAAGGTGAAAGACCTTTTATGAAGATGTTATGGAGAAAAGTTCGCAAAGGATTTAGACGATATATGCCTAACAAAAAATTAAGGAAGTAGATATTTATATCTAAGGAGAAACACTATGATTAAATTAAAAGAATTATTAAACGAAAAGAAATCTCAACAATATAAAGAACATCGTAGCGAGTTCATTGAGATGGTTAACAACTTTGGTTCACTTGGACAAAGTATTTACAAATCTGGTAAAGATTTGAAAGAAATAAGTGAAACGGTAAATCGTGTATGTGGTTTAGCAGAGGTATTTACACTAAATGAAACAGAAGATTGGTTTGATGAAGTTACCGTAAAAAGAAACATAGGGTCTCTTAAAGAAGCAAAAGGTACTTTTATTGAGTCTGCAAAAGAAATGTCTAAGTTACAACAAAGACTTGAGGGTGCATATGAAGACATTGGTCAAGTACTTGGTAGATATTACGAAATAAAGGAAGCTACAGATGACTATGATGGTACAAATGTAGATGGATATGTAAAAGACAATCCACATGATGATGAAGATACAAACGGGAATGTACCTAATTAGTAAATTTAAATTATAAAACAAAGGTTATGAAATGGGAAGAAAAAAACAAAAGAAATCTGATTGGGCTTTAGGTGGTCAAGGAGTCAAAGTGTTAAATGGAGATATTGAATTAGCACTTAAAAGATTTAAAAAAATGATAAAAGACTCTAAAAAACTTATAGAATTATCAGAGAGAAAATTTTACACTAAACCATCTGTTAGAAAAAGATTAGAAAAAAAGATGGCAAAGGTGAGAGAACGAAAAAGATTACAAGAAATGAAATAAACCTGTAAGGTTTTTTAACTTTGTGTATATTTATATACATATGAATACACTATGGTACATTCGTACATCATATAGTGTGAGACCTTAAGTAATTCTATTATACTTCTGAATAAGTATAAATTCCAATAATAATATATGGAGAAATAATATGGATAGTCTCTTAAAAGACGCTATCGCAGACGCTAAAACCGTTCGTGAGACTGCTTTAGAAAATGCTAAGTTAGCATTAACTGAAGCTTTTACACCTACTCTTCAATCTATGTTGTCTCAGAAACTTCGTGAAGAAGATGATGAGTTAGATGACATGGAAATGGATGACAAGGAAGATGCAGACGAAGATGCAGAAGAAGCACCAGCAATGGATGCAGAAACTGCTGATGACGAGCATGAACCAGGTCATGACGCTGATGAAGAAATGGGTGATGAAGAAGACGAAAGAATGGAAGGAGCCGAGGAAGAAGGCGAAGACCATGATGAAATGGAAGATGACATGAGGGAAGAAGAAGGCGAAGATGAAGACGATGACCTTGACCTTGAAGCAATTATCAGAGAACTTGAAGAAGAAGCTGGTG